GACTGCCGCTTCCCATATGGGTCAACTCGGACCGCCCGCCTCGCATCATTTTCTTAGTCTTTTTAGCCATTGTGGCTCCTTAGATATTAAATTTTGCCCGTAGGCGCTCGATTTCCGACGGCGTCGCTTTAAGCTTCGCGTCGTTTTGCGCTTCCCGCTGCTTTTTGGTGCGGGTCACGTCAAGGTTGTCCTTGCGTTCCTGCTTCAAGGTGCCCCCTAGTAATAATTAGCCGTGCGTTTGTACATCGGCTCCTCGTCCTCGTCGGTGCCTAGGCGCAGAAAGCCGCCTTGGCGAAAGCGCAACAGGGCTTGGGTGGAAGAGTCCACCAAGTCGTCGTGCTCGCCGGCGGGGAACGAGGCGAATTCCTCGATCACTTCCTCCGCCCAGCGGGTTTCAGGGCACCAGACGATGCCGGAAGCGAATAAATCCGCCACGGCATTCACCCTAGCGATCTTGTCGTTGCCCCGCGACGGAGTGTATTCGGCCACGGGAATACCCATGGCACGTAACTCAAAGATCAGTGGGGTGCCTGCCGCTTTGGCTTCCACCACAAAAGCATCGGGTTGCCAGTGCTGGTAGAAATCAAACGCCGTCTTTTTCAGTTCAGGAAATTCCAGCCGCTCTTTATAGGCGTCCAGAAGAATAATGTTCGGTTGCGTAATGCCCTCGTCATCGGGACGGTAAAACACGCCCCATGTGGTGCAGGCGGAGAAGTCGGCGCGTTGGGTTTTAAGAAACGCGGTGTCCCATGACTGGATAAGAAACTCGCAATTGGGCGGATAATCGTCCTCCCAACGCTGCCACCACTCCCGTTTGACCAGTGCGCCCTCTTCTGAGGTCGGATCTTGCTGGTACTGGGCTGACCATTTGGATGTCGGCAGTTCGTTGCGCAGGGCTTCCAGCTCGGTCATCGGCCAGAATTCCGGCCATAACGGTGCCCCTGACGGCATAATCGCGGGAAATTCGATGATTTCCCATTCATCGACGCCTTCACGCTGCACCGATGATTTAATGATTTGCCCGGTCAGATCACGTTTATGCCAGCGGGTCATGACGACCACGATGGCCCCGCCGGGCTGCAATCGCTGTCGAGGGCCGGATGTGTACCAGTCATAAACTTTATCGAATACCGAGGGGTCTATGCTCTGGCCTTCCTGCTCAGAATGGGGGTCATCAATAATGAGCAGGTCTGCGCCTTTTCCGGTGACCGCACCGCCAACCCCGATAGCGAAGTATTCGCCACCTTGGCTGGTACTCCATCGCCCAGCGGCTTTGGAGTCGGCCCTCAACGCGACTTTCGGAAAAATCGTCTTGTAATCGTCGCTATCGACGAGGTTCCGCACCTTCCTGCCGAATCCCACCGAGAGTTCAGCGGTGTGTGCCGTCTGAATAATCTTTTTCTCAGGGTACTGACCCAAGAACCAAGCCGGCAGAAGATACGATGCAAATTCTGATTTGGTGTGCCGTGGCGGCATATTAATGATCAGCCGCTTCAACTCACCCCTGGCAACACGCTCAAACGCCTGCGCCATGATTTTATGGTGCCGGCCCTCAATAAATGCAGGCCAGACATCTTTCACAAAACCTAAGTAGGTGTCCCTAGACGCTTCCCGCCGCTCCGCCCGCTCCAACTCCTCTAAGAGACTAAGGATCTCCTTCTGCTCTTCCAGAGATAACTTGGCAATATTCTGCAGCGCAGTTGTATCAATGCGTTCTTCAATGGGCATAGATCGGGGTGAAAACCTCTTAGGACGTTCCTCAGTAGGACTGTCCTAGGTTTAGGACATTACCTAACTCAATATTCAGGACATCCTGCACAGGATTGTCCTCCCCTGAATATTCATCCTAGGACTGTCCTAGGGGGAACTGTCCTGAGATTTTAGCGAATTTAGCCCCTTGACAGCTAAAGTCAAGTTTTTACTAGAAAAATTATGCTGAAATTTTGCAAAAAATTTTTCCTGGGCAGGGACTCCTAGGCTTTTATCAGTAAAAACATGCTAGATGATGCACAACATACAGTGCGTGATGGCAAAAATAGGAAGTTATTTGAGCGGAATACTATGTATATGAGATGTGATGCACGGCCCGCTCTCAGGGGGGACCGGGGGTGGGCAGCAAAGAAACCTAGAATCTACTTTAACTATGCATCCTAAGTGAATTTCCTCAGTTCAAGACTCCATCCTTTCCTGGCAGCAAATCCTGGGCACTCTCTGCTTCTCCAATCAGGTTTTCTAGCTTCCTTTCTATCTCAGCAGCTACCTCATTCGAGGATCGTTCGCTATCAGTACTAATAGTTACGTCCTTAAATAAGCCGACACTCTTACCAAGCAGCTCAGCAGCCCTAAGCTTGTTCCCATCCGTGGCATCAGCATGGTCCATCCATGTGCGCAGCTTCTCCAGCACTCTGTCTCTGTCAGAGAGCGCCATAGCGCGTTCAGCTACCGCCATATCGCTTCTGAGCTTCTCAACCATCAGGGACACATTAGGGTTCGCTGCCAGCCTGCTTGCTTCGACCCGCACTGCGGGGCCGCTCATGTTCCCGGCTGAGTACACCTCGCGGTATGCATCGCTTATCGAGTACTTGCCGCTCGCCAATGCATGGGCGAACAATCGCTGCTTGTCTGTCAGTCCCGAGCGTGGTCGGCCCATGTTGATTCTCTGCCTCTTATTGCCTCGCTTATTTTAGTGAGCGGCGTGGTCGCAGTCTGCCTTGTGTGGTATGTGGCGTAACTTTCTTGCACTGCTTTGTAATGATCTCGTTACCGGATCGTTTACATAACAAGGGACAGATATACGCATCATGTATTAAGTAGTACTTGCATTATGTATTGAGAAGCGTATATTCCGTTTTTAAAGGTTACGGGGCACCTACTTAAAGCCCGCCACTCCACGGAGTGAGCCTACTTGCCGGGCAAAAGTGCAGGGAAAGGGTGCGGCAACCTCATTGCGATGACCGGCCCTGGTGGAAGAACTCGAAAGCACAGTGGCCTAGCAGGTGCGAGTAGGGTAGCCCACGACTGAAACCGAACACGAATAAGAAAACGTGATCAGGTGCGACTAAGCCGGCCATCTTAATTGCGAGCCGGGGACACCGCACGAATCGGTTGGGATTTATCCCCGTGCTTCTCTTCACTGAGGAGCATCAGGATGCATCCCGCATCACTAACTAAGGACCATTGGATCATCATGAAAAAAGACGTAAAACAAATAGTTACGGACCAAATCATCGAGCTGATTGAAGAGCACGGTGCGAACTGGACCCAGCCTTTTGCAAGCCTATGCGGCGCACCACGTAATGCCCTTACCGGCAAGAAGTACCGTGGGCTGAACGCCTTCTGGCTTGGGCTTAAAGGGTTCTCCTTTGTGGGAACTTACAAGCAGTGGCAGGAGCTAGGCGCTCAGGTTCGCAAGGGCGAGAAGGGCACTTCCATCACCGTTCCTTTACCGATCAAGGACAAGGAAACGGGCGAGCAAAAGGGGCTCTTTTTCAGGGCCGCGAGTGTGTTCGATTCATCGCAGGTCGATGGCTGGGCGGCTCCGGTAGTGGAGACCGTGGACACGACGACGAAACTCGCGCTGGTCGATCAGTACATTGCCAACACTGGGGCCGACATCCGTCATAACCCCGTGGGTGGTGCGTACTACCGCATCAGCGAGGACTTCATTAACCTGCCTCTTCGCGAGCAGTTCAGTGCCACTGAGACCAGCAGTGCAACCGAGACCTATTACAGCACAAAGCTCCATGAGCTGACGCACTGGACGGGTCACAAAACGCGCTGTGATCGCCTCGATCTCAAGAACCGCAAGGGCTACGCCTTTGAAGAGTTGGTCGCTGAGATTGGCGCAAGCATTCTGTGCGTCGAACTCGGCGTATCCCCCGTGGTACGTGAAGATCACGCGCAGTACATCGCAAGCTGGCTGCAGTCGCTGGGCAACGACAAGTCCTACATCTTCGACGCCGCGAGTGCGGCTCAAAAGGCGGTGGACTTCCTCGATGGAACCCAAGCGCAAGAAGAGAGGCAAGTAGCATGACGACGCAACACACTTGTGGAGGTCCGATCTTCGGACGCAAGACGCCCGGATGCCCACGCTGCGATGAGTTGCTGGCCGGGGCCGAGCCGGTACGCTGGCGCAACCGAAGAGCCGAGGCCGACGCGCAACGGCGGGCAGACATCCGAGCGC